AGAATGCTTTGAACGCTGACCTTGACGAATTGAAGAAAGCTCATTCCGATAAAGATGTTCAAAGAATTGATGAATCAATCAGTAAGTTAAACTCGACTTGGAATACAATTTCAACTAAGTTGTATGAACAAAGTCAAACTGAACAAACAACAGAAAATACTTCCAGTGGTAATGATGGAGTAGATGATGTTGATTTTGAAGAAGTAAAATAATTTAAAAAAGTCCTTGAGAAATCAAGGACTTTTTTATTATATTTATATAAAATTATTATATGGAAACAAGAACCGCTAAATTAGCAGCAACCGCTCTTATCTTTAACGAAGATAAATCTAAACTATTAGGTGTATCAAGAAAAGATGATACAACTAAATTTGGATTACCTGGAGGTAAAGTAGATGTTGGTGAAACATTATATGACGCTTTAGTTAGAGAATTAAAAGAAGAAACAGGATTAGATGTAAACTCAGCAAAACCAATTTTCTTTAGAGAAGATGGTGATTTTGTTGCTGTTGTTTATTTAGTAACTGATTGGTCTGGTGAAGTTTCAACAACCGAAAAGGGAGTTGTTAAGTGGATTACTTTTGAGGATTTAAAACACGGTGCTTTTTCTGAATATAATACTATGTTAGAAGAACATTTAAGGTTTATCAAACTTTTATAATAAAAAATTTAATATATAATAAAAAATTATTATATTTACATGAAATACATCAAAAGATTTAAAGTCAACGAAAATATGAGCGGTAAGAAAATTGTTTACGTAGATATGGACGACACTCTTTGTGATTTTACAGGTCCTTTTAGAAGTGGTCAACAAAATACAGAGGCTTCAGAGGATGAACCAATTAGAAAGTGGCCTCAGTCAAAAGTTGGTTTTTTCTTAGGTTTACAACCACTACCAGGAGCAATCGAAGGAATGAATACCTTGATGTCTAAGTATGATGTTTGGATTTTAACTAGACCATCTATTAAAAACATTCACTGTTATACCGAAAAAGCTGAATGGATTAAGAAATATTTTGGTGAAAAAATGTTAGAGAATATGATTATTTGTCCAAATAAATCCCTTGTTAAAGGAGACTACTTAATTGATGATGATACAAGACATGGTCAAGTTGAATTTGAAGGAGAACATATTCATTTTGGTAAGGAAAAATTTCCTAATTGGGATTCAGTTATAGAATACTTAATGTAATGTTTATTTATTGTATAAATAATCGAGGTTTGGAGAAATATCTAACCATCAATAAAAAATATGAAAATATTGAAGATTTTGTAGAAATTGATGAAGATTTTAACTGGTATAGAATTATCAATGATAAAAACATATCAGGAACATATGATAAATCAAGATTTGTGACAGTTGATAAGTGGAGAGAAATTCAATTAAATAAATTATTAAAATAAAAAAACCCAACTTTTTCAAGTTGGGTTTTTTTCATTTATTACCATTCATCATCATCATCATCTCCATCGCCATAAGAATCATCTTCACCATATCCTTCCCACGTACCATCAGTATGTTGACAATATCTAATTCTATCTTCATTTAAACCTTCAATATCGCTATCGTTAGCAGCTTTATTATTTTCAACATCAATACAATACATAGTATCCATATAAGGATACATATCAAACTCAGCTCTATCTAAATCACAAACAATATCTGGTCTAGTAATCGTTCTTGATCCATTAGAAATATCTCTACCCCCGTATCCTTGATTTGTTTTATAAAAGAATCCTTCTTTTTCAGCGAATTGTTTGAATAATTCCGTATCACTTTCATAAGCTGTGTAAATTCTATCCATAAAATCTACTTTTTCACCATTGACAGTACAGTTTCTCCAAAGAATTGCTCTACCTTTAATTTTATTAGATTGATAAACACCATCAACAACTTCACCTTCATCCGAATAAAGTATAACTAATTCAACATTTTCATTATCACAATAAATTGCTAACTTTGTTCTACTAGCACTTTTCATACAAGAATTATTTAATGAACCACCACCACTTACATATCTCAAACCATTATACCAGTGATAAATTTGATCACCTTTAACAATTGAGAATTGTCTTAAAGCATCTGCTGCAAAGTCAAATGTTGCTGTAAATTGTTCAACAAATTGAGATAACTCATGATCTGTAAACTCTATTTTACCAGCAGTTAAAATAGCTCTCGCCATTCTACCAATTCTCAATGGGTTTCTAGCTGTTGTCCAAATACCATCTAATTCAGGTGCGAATAACTCTAATCCTTCTTTGTTAATAACAGATACTCTTGGATTTTCTTTATCAGAACCATCTCTGTTAGTTTCTTCAACTTTACAATAAACTTTACCTGAACTTTTTGAAGTTGTTTCGGTTACAATTTTCATAACTTCTCCAACACCAACAGACCATCTATCACCAGTACCACCCGGCCATGGCTCAGCTTTATTATATTCTAATCTCCCGAAGATTGCATCATTTGAGTCACTATGAGTTAAACATTTATTACCTTGGATACATTTCCAAACTACTGGTCTAGCAGCTAATAATTGTTGAACTCTTCTGTCTGGTGTGAAAGAGAAAGTTTCTCTATCAGTCACATCAATATAGTTTTGTGTAATACCATCAACATCAACTTTATTTAATTTCAATAACTCTTGAGCAATTCTATTACGAGTCATTCTTTTTAACAAATTAACTAATTTAGGTGAAAAAATCAACACAGATTCGTTGATTAAATCAAAAACTTGTTTCTCTGTTAAGTATTCATTATATCTTAAAATACTCATCCTTAAAAATTTCTTTTTTTTGTATATATTAATTTTTTATCATGAAAAAATAAAAATATATACATTATGAAAAGAAAAGTGGCTAAAATAATAGAAATATTGGGTATAGGTCTAACAGAAATTGTTATTGACTTAGATACTAGTTTAGGTACTTTTAATTCAATAGAGTGGTCTAAATCAGAGAATAAAGTTTGGCTTCATATGTTTCATGAAGATGATATACAAATATCATTTGATTTTGATGATCTAGACAAAATAGACAAATCTATGGTTTATACATTATTAGCTTCTATAGCTTATAATTAAATTCCTCTATTACCTCTTTCTTTTTCTAAATAAGCTTTAACATCTTCCCAAGTTACTCCACCAGGATTACTAGTTAATTTATCAGCATTACCTTTTGGTTTTTCTTCTTGTTTTTTTAGTTCGTTATTTTTAACTAACTCTTCATATTTCTCATCAATATCTTTAATAATAGATCCTAAATAAGCGTCAATTCCTTTTTGGTTAAGAATACTCTTATCAAAATCAACTACAAACTCTTCGAAAGTATCACCATAATAAATACCCATAACCGGTTCCATAATATAATGATCTGTGTAAAATCTTATATTTCCAATTCGACCTTGCGCGTAAATAGTTGTTTTATAATTACCATTATAAGATTGAGAAAATCGATCTTGATCATTAAAAACTCTTTGACCATTTTTTTCAACGGTTGGTACAAAACCTAAATTAACTTGAAAGTATTTAGATCTTTTTATCTCTTGTAAGATTGTAAAGTTTGTTACTATATTTATTTCCATGAATTATTTATTTAAAAATAAAATTTCCCTAAACAAAAAAATCACCATTTAGGTGATTTTATTTATTCTGTTTCGTATTCTAATCCTTTATTTTCTCCATACTTATCATCAAAATCTGATTTTAAGAATTCTAAAAATTCAAGTAATGACATTTTTTCACTTTCTGGTGTTTCTTCTTGAGTAGGAGCTTCTTGTTGATTTTGACCTTGAGCAGGAGCTTGAGCGGCAGGCTTTTTATTTAGACTTAATTTAAACTCACCATCTTCCTTTTCTATATTAACATTATGTGTTGTTTGACCAATTAAATCAATTTCATCTACACCATATTTCTTAAACTTAACATACATTTTTGTTATATCATCACTTGAAAAATCAGCATTTGGATCTTTTGGTATACCATCTTTTATATTAATAGAAATATAAAGATTATAAACACCATCACCATCAGAGTATTTAACTGTTAATGAATCGTCTGTTTGTGAATAAACTGATATTTCAGAACTATGTAGTTTAACTCCTTGTTCTGAAAGGCTAACAACACGTTTCTTACTTTTTTTATTTGAATTTTCTTTAGCTTGATTAATTGATATATTCTCTTCTTCTGTTTCATCAACATTATCTTCATTAAATAAATCATCAACAGCTTTTTTTAACTCCATTAATTTACCTTTGATGTAAGTTTCAGGTGTATCGTTTGCTTCATTAATTTTGTTTTCATTAACAAAATCAGAATATCTTAATATTTTACTTTTCATACTTTATATATTAATTTTTTATTCCCAAAAATAGATAGAAAGACAATTAATTCAATATATATGGTATATACTAAACTTAGACTGTAAGTTATTGTATAATAAAAAAAGACAAAAATAAATCTTAAATATATGAGTTTATTAAGCACGATAAAAAAAGACTTTACCCAAGGTGATAAAGATATTTCTTTACAGGAATTTTTAGAACTTTGTAAAAAGGATAAAGTTTATTCTTCACCAGCTGAGAGAATGTTACAAGCTATTGGTGAACCAGAAGTAGTTGATACTAAGCTAGATGAAAGACTTAGTAGAATTTACTCTAACAAATTAATTAAAAGATATCCAGCATTCTCGGAATTCTTTGGAATGGAAGATACTATTGAACAAATTGTTTCTTTCTTTAGACACGCAGCTCAAGGATTAGAAGAAAAGAAACAAATTCTTTACCTTTTAGGACCAGTTGGTGGTGGTAAATCTTCTTTAGCAGAAAGATTAAAACAACTAATGGAAAAAAGTCATATTTATGTGCTTGTTGCTGACGGTGAAGTTTCACCGGTATTTGAGAACCCACTTGGATTATTTTCTTCTTATAGAGAAGAATTAGAAAAGGAATATGGTATTCCAAAAAGATATATTCCTTCTTGTGCTTCTCCATGGGCTACTAAAAGATTAGCTGAGTTTGATGGTGATGTAACTAAGTTCTCAGTTAGAAAATTAAAAATGTCTATCGCATCTCAAGTAGGTATCGCTAAAACTGAACCAGGTGATGAAAACAACCAAGATATCTCAGCTTTAGTTGGTAAAGTAGATATCCGTAAATTGGCTGAGTTTCCACAAAATGATGCTGATGCTTATAACTACTCTGGTGCTCTTTGTAGAGCTAATCAAGGTATGATGGAATTCGTAGAGATGTTTAAAGCTCCTATCAAAGTTTTACACCCACTATTAACTGCTACTCAAGAAGGTAACTTTAATGGTACTGAAAACTTACCAGCTATTCCGTTCCAAGGGATTATTTTAGCTCACTCAAATGAGTCTGAATGGGAAACATTCTCAAACGATAAAAAGAACGAAGCTTTCTTAGACCGTGTTTACATTGTAAGAGTTCCTTATTGTTTAAGAGTTGATGAAGAAGTTGAAATCTATGAAAAACTTTTAAAACATTCTTCTTTATCTGAAGCACCTTGTGCACCACAAACTTTAGACTTGTTGGCTAAGTTTTGTGTTATGACAAGATTAAAACACCCTGAGAACTCAAATTTATACTCTAAAATGAGAGTTTATAATGGTGAATCTTTAAAAGAATCTGATCCTAAAGCAAAATCTTTACAAGAATATAAAGATGACGCGGGTATCACAGAAGGTATGAATGGTATTTCTACTCGTTTCGCTTTTAAAGTTCTTTCTAAAGTATTTAATCACGACACTGAAGAAGTTGCTGCTAACCCAGTACACCTTTTCTATGTGTTAGAAAATGAAATTGTTAAATTACAATTACCAAAAGAAACTGAAGAATACTACTTAAATATCTTAAAGTCTAAAATCAGTACAAAATATGCTGAGTTTATTGGTGATGAAATTCAAAAAGCTTATGTAGATTCTTATCAAGAATATGGACAAAACTTATTTGAAAGATATATCACTTATGCTGACCACTGGTGTCAAGATAATGACTTTAGAGATCCAGAAACAGGACAACAATTTGATAGAGCTGCTCTTAACGAAGAGTTAGAGAAAATTGAAAAACCAGCTGGTATCGCTAATCCAAAAGATTTCAGAAATGATGTTGTACAATTCTATTTAAGACATAGAGCTAAGAATGGTGAATCACCAACTTGGGATTCTTATGAGAAAATTAGAAGTGTGATTGAAAAGAGAATTTTTTCTAAAACTGAAGATATCATTCCAGTTATTTCTTTCACTTCTAAAGCTTCTAAAGACGAAGAAAAGAAACATTCAGAATTCATCAATAGAATGAAGGATAGAGGATACACTAACAAACAGATTAAGTTATTAACTGACTGGTATCTAAGAGTTAGAAAATCAAATTAATAAAAAGGGAGTTTATCTCCCTTTTTTAAAATATAATAATATGATATGCCACTTCCTCATTATGCTTATAACTATAATAGATATTTAGTTATGAATCGTAGAAGAAAAATTAAAAAAATTTATAAAGATGTCAATAAATATAGTAGATCGAAGAAAGAGTCCTAAGGGAAAATCTTCGGAAAATAGACAAAGATTATTAAAAAGAATTGAAGGTCAAATTAAAAAGGCTCTTCCTGACATCGTTAAGAATACCAATGTTAAAGATTTGACATCTTCAAAAGAAAGAGTTAATATCCCAGTCAAAGGCATTAATGAACCACAATTCACTTATGATAAAGATACTGGTGATAAAAAACATGTACATCCTGGTAACAAAGAATATTCAGAAGGTGATTTAATAAAAAAACCAAAAAGTGGTCAAGGTAAAGGTAGTGGTCAAGGTAAAGGATCAAATGATCCAAATGCTACAGAAGATGACTTTACTGTATCAATAAGTCGAGAAGAATTCTTAGATTACTTTTTCAATGATCTAGAATTACCAGATATGGTTAAAAAACATTTAAACTCTATTGTTGATTTTAAACAAAAAAGAGCTGGTTATTCTAACTATGGTAATCCAAGTAGATTAAATATAACTCGTTCATATAAAAACTCAATGGCTCGTAGGATGGCTGTTGGTATGTTTTTCGATAAAAAGATTAAAGAAATTGAAGAAAAATTAAAGTCTGATTTATTAGATGATGAGAGAAATGAATTACTTAAAGAATTAGATAAGCTAAAAAAGATGAAGTTATCAGTTTCTTTTATGGAGGAAGTTGATTTACAATATAATAACTTTGAGAAAGTTGCTATACCAGTTACTTCAGCTGTTATGTTTTGTGTAATGGACGTTTCTGGTTCAATGGGTGAGAAAGAGAAAGATATAGCTAAAAGATTTTTTATGTTATTATATATGTTTCTTACAAAACAATATGAGAAAATTGAGATTGTCTTTATAAGACACCATACTTCAGCAAAAGAAGTTACTGAGGATGAATTCTTTAACTCTAAAGAAAGTGGTGGTACCGTTGTGGTAACTGCTTTAGAATTGATGGCAAAAATCATTAGAGAAAGATATAATGAAAACTGGAACATATACGCCGCTCAAGCCTCTGATGGTGATGTTTGGGATAAGGCAGATGCTAGTGATTGTTATAAAATATTAGACGTTGATATATTAAACAAAGTTCAGTATATGACATATATCGAAATATGTAGAAGTGTAGATGGTGATCTTTGGAACAACTATAAGGTTTTATCTGATAAAAGAAAGAACTTTGAGATAGGTAAGATTAATGAAGTAAGTGAAATTTGGAAAGTATTCCAAGATTTCTTTAAAAAGAAAACAGCATGATGACTAAAGAAGAATTAAAAAAATTATTTTCAAAACCTGATTGGACTGATGAAACTATTATAGAAGCTGATAAAGTTGTTAGTAGAATCGCTAGTGAATATTTAGGTATTGAAACATATCCAAATCAATTTGAAATAATAACATCTGAACAAATGTTGGATGCTTATTCATTAATTGGTTTACCAATTTCTTATAATCACTGGAAATTTGGTAAAGACTTTGTTATTAACTCAAATCAATATAAGAAAGGTAGAATGGGATTGGCTTATGAGTTAGTTATTAATTCAAATCCTTGTATATCTTACAATATGGAAGATAACACAACTTGTCTTATGATCTTAGTATTAGCTCACGCCGCATACGGTCATAACACATTCTTTAAAAATAATTATCTTTTCAAACAATGGACTCAGGCAGATTCAATCATTGATTATATGGTCTTTGCTAAAGAGTTTGTTGCTAAATGCGAAGAGAAATACGGATTTGAAGAGGTAGAAATGGTTTTAGATGCTTGCCACGCCTTAATGAACTATGGTGTTGATAAATATAAAAAACCTAGAAAATTAAGTCCAACTGAAGAAGGAGAAAGACTTAAAAAGAAATTAGAAGATGATAGAATTCTTTTAAATGATTTATGGAGAACTATTCCTAAAGATGAGAAAGAAAAACTTAAAGAAAAAAGATTTCCTGAATCACCGGAAGAAAATATTCTTTACTTCATTGAGAAAAACTCTCCTAAGTTGAGAGGGTGGCAAAGAGAAATTGTTAGAATTGTTAGAAAAACTGCTCAATACTTTTACCCACAAGGTCAAACAAAAGTTATTAATGAAGGATGTGCTACTTTTACACACTATGAAATTATTAATAAAATGTTCGATGAAGGTTATTTATCAGACGGTTTTATGCAAGAGTTTTATCATAATCATTCTAATGTTATTTTTCAACCAGGATTTGACTCTAAGTTTTACTCTGGATTGAATCCATATACATTAGGGTTCAATATCTTTCAAGATTTAAAAAGAATGTCTTTAAACCCAACTAAAGAAGATTTGGAATGGTTTCCTAAGATTGCTGGAAAAGGTAATTGGGCTGAAAACTTCAAATATATCGTTGAAAACTTTAAAGATGAAACATTTGTTTTACAATATCTTTCACCTAAGGTTATTAGAGATATGAAATTATTTGAAATTGATGATAAAATGGATAATAACTATTATGAAGTTAGTTCTATACATAATGAGAATGGTTATAAAAAAGTAAGAGAATCTTTATCACAATCTTATAATAGAAGTAGATACGTACCAGATATTCAAGTATATGATGTTGATATATTCGGAGATAGAACACTTACTTTAGAATATACACCTATTAATAATAAAGGTCTAGATTATAATGATATTAAAAAAGTTTTACCTCACGTTGAATATCTATGGGGATTCCCAGTTAGAATGACTGAAAATGGTAAAGAATTAGCAACTACAAAGAAATAAAAAGAAACCCACTCATTTGAGTGGGTTTTTTAATATATCATCTAATTTTTCATCTCTTACTTTTGAAACAGATTTAAAATCCGATAAATAAGCTTGAATTGTTTTATATCCTACTGATGTAGTCTTATCAGGTATTTTAACCCAAACACATTTAGGGTGTTCGTGTTCAAATATTTCATAGGTTTTTCCTATTTCTATCTCACTTCTATTTGAAGTATTACTAATACAAATATACATATCACCAATTTATAAAAACAAATATAATAAAAATTATGTTATTTAACTTTTATTTTATATGCTTTTTCAACTTTAGCTCCTCTTAAATCATATTTAGATAAATCAACATTTTCAATTTTACCTAAAGTTTTTAATTTACCTATTTTATTTTCAATTGGTTTTAAAGAACAAAAAGCAATAGTTCCACCTACTTCAGATACTTTTGACTCCATTCTAGATGAAGCATTTACAGCATTTCCGAAAAAGTCTCTTAACTCAACCTTTTGAATACTATATGTTTTTTCATCCATATGACCTTCACAAATACCAACTCTTAAACTATAAGCTTTTTCATTAAGTATAAGTTCTTTTGAGAATTTAATAGCATTGAATAATGAGTTCTCATTTGGTTCAAAATAAACCATGAAAGCATCACCAATTGTTTTAACAATCCATCCATTATTTTTAGAAGCTAAACTATCCACTAATTTATGATGAGCTTCTAATTGACCAATCATAGTAACTGGATCATCAGACCACATTTTTGATGAACCTACAACATCAGTAAAAACCATTGTTGGAACTGGTCCCGATTTTTTCTGTAATTCTGGACTTTCTTTATATTCTTTTTGAGCTTGTGTTAAAACTCTTTCGGATCTTACATTTGATTTATTATCAGTTGGTTCTTGCTCATCAGCTTCAAATAAACGAAAATTATTGATGTGTTTCATTTGTTAGTTTATTTTTTATAAGAGCACACTTTTCATACTCTTCTTTTTCTTCTAATTCAGGAAGTAATTTTTTCAATTCATATACATCATTTAGTTCTAAACAAACCCAGAACTTTATATCAGATAAATCACTATAATCTTCGATATAATGATCGATTATATCATTTACTTCATTACTATGTTCAGCTTTCATAAAGATATCTTCCCACTTATCTATACAGTTTCTTTTTAGATAATCTAATATCTCATCAACTATAACTTCAATATGTAATTCTTTTTCTGTTGAAAAATTCTCATTAAATCTTTTTAAGTATTTCATAATATAAAAAAAAATAGTTTTATATATATATATATTAAATCAACATTATTGATTTTTCTGCCAATAGTTTTTACCAGGCATTTCTAATTTATTTTTTTTAATACACCAAGTTACTTGCCTTGCTGTCACATTTAGTTCCTTAGCTATTTTTGGGACTGACATTTTCCAGATTAGTGGTTTTATTAGTTCTAATAATTCACTATCATCTTTGAAATAACCATCTTTTCTTTTCTCTTTTGTTTTAAGAAAAACATTTTTGTAAAAATCCTCCAAATCAGACTTCAAATATTCTTCTCTCTTCTCATCAAAGTTTATAAAACAATATTTACCAAGTAAATATAGAGAAACTTTATCATACATCTCAGCTGCTTCAATTTCACTATTTGTGAATTTAACTTTTGATATTTGATTATTATCAAATCTACACATCCAAGATTTTTTACTTTCCTTCCAATAAACACCTTTATACTTTGATGATTTTTTATTATTTGGTTTATAACTAGTTCCTAATCTAAAGGTAGATAGATGTTTTTTCAACTCATCATCAACAAATTTATTATCACCACAACCTCTTATATTATAACCATTTGGTCTGTATGTATTATACTTTTCTGCATATTTAACTTCTAATTTGTTTAACTCATCAATATCTTTAACATTATCTTCTAATATTTCAAAATCAAAATTTTCTAACCCGTATTTATCAACCGAGTTTTTAAGAATTATGTTGTGTGTATATTTTAACCAATCACCACCTTTGTATCTTTTATTGAAACTATGAACAGATTGTCCTATATAAGATTTGCAATTTATTTTATTAAAAATTCTATATATTATCATAATATATATATTAAAAAAGCTTATTTTTGTAAAAAATATCTATATGAATCGAGTAGGTTATTGTTGTATAAACATTTCTATAAATAATGGTAAGAAGAAAAAAGACTTCATAACCGTAAATAGAGGAATGACTAAGAAAACCTTTGAAACAAAAGGTTTAGAATATGTCACTGAGTTAGCACTCTTGAATATAGATGATATGTTCAAGATTATAAAATGGAATAAGGAAAATGATATATTAGTTTACAGAATGTCTAGTGATATTCTACCTTGTATCGGATTCTATAAAATAGAAAATCTACCAAAATTTGATATAATATCAAAAAAGTTAAAAGAAATTGGTGACTATGCTAAAAGTGTAGATATGAGATTATCATTCCATCCAACCCACTTTTGTATACCTGCTAGTGAAAATCCAGTTGTAGTTAAAAACGCAATTGATGAATTAGATAAACATGCTCAAATTATGGATTTAATGGGTTTAGATCAAACTCACTATTATCCAATTAATATACACGTAAACACAACAAAACCAACCAGAGAAGAGGCAGCTGAAAGATTTTGTACTCAATTTTATAATTTAAGCGAGTCTTGTAGAAAGAGATTAGTTGTTGAGAATGATGATGGACCTAACCAATACTCAACCAAAATGTTATATGATCTAATATATACTAAAATTGGTATTCCAATAACTCATGACTTTCACCATCATAATTACGGACCACAAGATATTTCTCAAGAAGAGGCGATAAAACTTGCTTGTTCCACATGGGGTGATGTAAAACCAATGACTCACATTAGTTCACCTAAAATATTAGAAGATGCAGCAGGCAGAGAAACAGCACACGCTGACTATATTTATGAAGAGATTCAAACGTTTGGTCTTGAATTTGATACAGAGATTGAAGCAAAAGCCAAAGATTTGGCGGTTATCAAGTATAGAAGTCAGTTTCAAGTACTCAAAGGCTAAGTTTAAAGTAGGTGATGAAGTTTTAATCAAAACACGTATAAATACCTTTGATGGGTTTTTTAAACATGGAATTATATTAGAAGTTGTTTTATCACCTAAACTACGTGGTGATAGTCTTGACGAATGGTATTATAGAGTTGAATATGATCCACTTGAAGGTAGAAGTTCGGAAAATCATAAATACACTGATTACTTTAATGAAACCGAATTAGATTACACATTACAAACGAAAAGAGATAATAAACTAAAGGAACTTGGATTATGAAAAATTATATACTCATAAAGTTACCTAATACTATTAATTGGTATTCAAAAGGAAAGACTATAACAGATTTAATGTATAGCTCAAAACCTCTTATAACTAATCACACAATTGATAGTTTAATCAGATGTGGCTTACAAAAAAGTTACCAAGATGATTATAGAAAATATGAAGGTCCGTTCAGTGTTATAGTAGATACTCTTAGACTTGATGGTATAAGAATGGATTATTGGTATGACGACCTAAAAGATAAAGGATTTGGAGTTATATCCAGAAATGAATTGGTTATAGATAAAAGGAAATTCGAATCAATTCCTAATATATTTAAAGATTGGTTAAACCCCATTATTGTAATGGAGACAAGAGATAATAAACTAAGAGAATTGGGAATATGATTTGGACTATATGGATATTAATAAAATCACTCTTTAAAAAGAAGGAAATAAATAAATCTCCTAAGTTTAAAGTTGGTGATGAATTGAAAATTAATAGCGAATTCTATAAAAATAGAGAAGGTGTTGTTTTGGAAGTTTCTGAACATTTTGTTGATATATGGATTTATCAAGTTGAAATTAAAATGGATGATGGTTATAATCATATTCAATACTTTAATGAAAACGAATTAGATTATCCATTATGGAAGAAAAGAGATGATAGATTAAAAGAGTTAGGAATATGAAAGAAAATACGTTAAGAGAAAATATAAAACCTGGTTTAAGAGTTTTAATAGTTTTAAAGAAGGATCAGAAAAGTGGAATACTAACAGAAGGTATTGTTAAAGATTTACTAACTAAAGTGCCTAAGCATCACAGAGGTATAAAAGTTAGATTAGAAGATGGCCAAATAGGAAGAGTGCAAGAAATTTTAGATATATAAGTCTATGAGAAAAAGTAAATTAGAAAAAATTGTATGGTTCATAGTTATGAACTTTTTAATCATGTCAAGTGTTTTATCACAAAATGTGGTTAGTAAAAATGGTTTAGTGATTGACCACGGCGACGTTAAACTTTATTTAGATGATGATACAACATCAATGGTATCAATACACAAACTAAAATATGAAAACTTTTTAAAACTAGGTAGTGTTGCTAGAGGAAACAACTGGTATGATGATACTTACAAAGGTAAATACTTACCAGTTAAATATAAGAAAAGTGGATTTGATAAAGGACACTTAACACCTTCACACATAACTACATATGATAGTATTACAAATAGAAATACTTTCAGTATGTTTAACGCAGCTCCTCAATATCCGTATTTTAATGAACATCCTTGGCAAGAATTAGAAGCTGATGTAGAAGATAGTATTAAGAAATATAAATCAGATGTTATTATAATTACTGGTGTTATTTATAATGAGAATAAGAAAAATTATATACCAAAATCACGAATTAAAATACCAACACATTATTTTAAAATAGTTACAATTGGATCAAAGACTTGGGTTTGGTTAGGAGTTAATGCTGATGGTAAGAAAGATTGTATAGTTACAGTAACAACACTTGAAGATTTAAACAACCGATTTAAAGTCAATGGTATGAAAGTTAGAATTAAATAAATTAAATCCTGTTTTTATAACAGGATTTTTTTATCTTTGTACTATGAAAGAAAAAATATTTAAACTGGCTAAAATAGAAGCCGAATGGATGAGGTACTACGGTCATATCGACTCTAGAATTAGTGAAACTTTTGAAGATATAAACTTTTATGAGAGAATGTTACCAATTGGTTATTCTAAAGTTTATACACCATTAGTTAATAAATGTCCGATGGGTTATGTCAATAGCTTAGATCTTGAAAAGGTTGAAGTTGTTTATGGTCCGAGAAATCATGAGAAAGGAGTTTACACACCACTAGAATATGTTATCTACAACAAAGTTGATGGGTATTTAGATTTAATCAAACTGATAAAAGGCTAGTTTGAAATTACTTCAATACCCAATTTTAATTTACTCAAATATTCCATATTATAATCTTCTATATAATAATTTGGATACTCATCTTTAATATTATCTGATGCACCTATTATAGTATTTACCAAACTCTTTAATTCATCACACCAATTGGAAATTTCACTATTGGAATCTGGGATACTTTCAATGTATTTTTCTATTTTTATACCTATTATTTCTTTTTCGTAATCACCATTTTCTGATCTAAAATATTTTTCTATTTCGGAATGCAATAGAAAATCACTCTCAAGCCATCTATCATATTTTTTATATTGATATTTATAATAAACTTTAGAATTATCAATTTCTATTAAGTCAATTAGACAATTCGTAACATATTCCAAGTCAAGTTCTTCTTTCTTCTTACCACCAATAGAGATAGCTTCGTTATACTTTTTATAATTCTTAATATTTTTCATAAAGTATATATTAAAATATACATTACAAAAATCATCTTGATACCCATTTATAAGTTTTACCTTTAATTATATCAGAAACACAACTTTTTGATATACCATATTTATTACTAAGTTTATCATAAGATAATTTGTTATTATTATAATCAAATATTAAATTTAATACTTCATCTTCTCTCAACTTTGAATTTCTTTTCGAATTTTCAATACTATAAATTTCTAGCATTTTAGAATATGGTTCAATATTATCATAATTACCATCTTTATATTTCCATAAGAATCCCGTGTGATGTATAACACCCTTCTCGATACCAGTCAATTTAATATTGTTCTGCCTTTCTGCTTCTGACTTACTTGGATACTCCTCTATAAAAATACCATTTAAATCATATTTCAATGTTACATAACTCATACTGATTAATTGAGATTTTGGCATTTTCTTACCTTTATTCGATTTGGAGATTTTTTCTTTAGTTTCATCAGAAATTTTTCTACATTCTTTGGAAAATCCACCATATCCACCATCAGTTAAATTATAATAATCATCACTATCAACCGCATTTTTTTCTGATATTAAATATCTTTCATATTCTCTAGCGTCATTTTCATTATCAAATACTTTTATAATATTTTTCTCAAAATTCTCCCTACCATATTTCTTTATAGCTCTAACTAATAGTTTTCCTGATCCTAAATATTTTTTAGACTTCTTCTCATTTTTGGTTACACAAACCCCAATGTATTTTTTACCATTAATCAAATTTTTTGTTTCATATACATACATAATTGACTTTAAATTTTAATATATATTAAAATTTAAAGTCTTCCATTATCTACGCACCGAACTAAATCTATCCTTTATTATTTCTGATATTGGAACAGGTCCTCCCTCATCATCAATTTGAACAAAAACCATTTTTGTGGAACAAACTAACTTCTCTTGAGATGTTTGAACATTATACTTTCTAGCTTCTAGATTTATAGTAATTGATGTGTTACCTATACTATTTACAGATCCATATATTTTAATCAAGTTTCCAACTTTTACAGGATTTTGAAAAACAACCTCTTCAACTTTTTTAGTTACAATATTTGTTGTTTCACACACTTGATAAGCAAATGCTGCTCCAGCTTCATCTAGAAAAGACATCATATTACCACCAAATAAATTATTATTTACTCCTAAATCCAGAGTCATACATATCTTAGTTGTTATTAATTCCATCATAATCCTAAATCATTTAGTTTTTCATCTCTTATCATCATCTTCAATTCCTCAAACATTCTTACCACACCAGGTCCAAAGTCTTTTAAATCAGTCATACTCAATCTATAAATATATTTATTCCCGGTTTTTTTGTGTATGAATTCGTATACCGGCCTCATAGTATATTTATCAATAATCATTTCACTATCATAGTAATGACTCAATTTTTCTAATTCTTGAGATAAATCTTTCATAACCAATCATATTTTACTATTTCTACTCCAGCATCTCTTAAAAACTCTAAACCGGTTATATCTTTATAATCTTCAACATAAACTAATCTTTTAATTCCGGATTGTAAAATTAGTTTAGAGCAATCACGACAAGGAGAATGTGTTTGATAAAGAGTTCCACCATCACAAGAATGACCGTGTCTAGCACACTTTAGAATAGCATTAGCTTCACCGTGAATAACATCCCACTTAGTTTCTCCGTTATCCATTTCACATGCGTTATCTTGACCAGCAGCAGTTCCGTTATAACCATCAGAGATAATCATACCATTCTTAACTATAAGAGCACCAACTTGCTTTCTAGTACAGTGTGAAAGTTTAGCCCATTCACGAGCCATATTTAAATAAGTTCTGTCGTATCTTTCTTGTTTTTTCAAGTCATACACTACTTTATCAAATTGGTTTGCCATATATTCTTTTAATTTTAGATTTTCTAATATCAGTTTTTGAAATTTTCAAAATTTTATCCATTATATAATCAGTGTCGAAATAACCAGTTGTCATTGTGTCTTTCAATATGTCTTTCAATATGTCATATTTATTTACCATAAATCTTTTTTATTTTTTCTCTACGGTTTTTTACCAAGACATAATTTTCATAAATGTCCATTACTTCTTGATTGACAACTATATAGTTACCAGATGATTTTGACTTCTTTGATATCTCTTCAGAAGCTTTTAATATCTTATCATAAATCGAAGATTGATAGTTCATCACCAAGTAAATTATCTAATTTTTCATTTCTTTCTCTTTCGAGTATAGTCTGAATTAGTTTCAATTCAATGTGTGTTATATCAAAATATCCAGGTTCACCGGTTTCATAGTCACCTCTATACAATTTCATAATAACTTTGAATTCATATTC